ACAGGCGGCAGAGCTCAATAAGAAAATAGCCGATGCAAATCGGCGCGCCGCGATAGCGGCGCACGAAAAAGCTAAGCGGGATGCTGAGCCGCCTAAGGCAGAGGAACCTGTTGTTAACCCCGGAGCCGACCCCTCACCCTGACCGGGGTCGGCGTAGGGGTTAACCCTGGTGAGACCCCTCTACTTCGCCTGGCCGATTTCGCCTGGCGGATTTGCCCGCCCAGGGCTGGCTCCTCTAGCTTGGTAGAGATTGCCCCCTTAGAGGCCCGGAGCTCGCTCCGGGCCTCTATCGCTTTAGCGATAGGCCGTCTTTCTCGGCCGTCACCCAATATCCTGGACAACACTAAGCCGTAGTACGTATACTTGATACGTACTACGCTAGGTGACACCAGCCGGAGGCGCCCGTGGCACACAGACAGCATAAAAAACACCGGCAGCGCGGTCACTTTACGACCGCTACCCCACGGGTGCTGCCTACAAAATTAATCAACATCAAACAGGTGTATGAAAATGCTGAACCACTCCAGGATAGACGAAGGTTCGACCCTACATACCTCACCCGTCCTCTCACGCGTTCATCGACACTTGCGCGACTTGATAACCGTCGCTTGCGAGAGCTATCTCAATACCCCTTCAGAATTCTTGTGCCTGACAAGGTGCGAGTATGTATCAGACGTAAAACACGACGGGAAGTTCTCCATGCACTTAAACGTACTGGTAAGGGAGCGGGGTCGCGCAGACGCTATTCCAGTCAGTCTTACTATCACTGCTGAGGTATAAAAATGCTGCCAGCAATTATAGGGGCCGCAGGAGCGGTAGCAGATCACTTCTTAGCAAAGGAGGCGGCAAACAAACAGTACAAGCAGCAGAAAGAGTTCGCGCAGTCGGGAATTCAATGGAGAGTGAAGGATGCGGAGAAAGCAGGTATTCACCCACTTTACGCATTGGGCGCGCAAACTACATCGTATAGTCCAGTGTCAGTCGGCGGGGGAAGCTTCGCCGACGTCGGTCAAAACATCGGACGCGCAATTGACTCGACCCGATCGAATCCAGCCAAAGCAGAGGCATTGGCCAACACCGCATCGCAGATCCAGCTAGAGGGTCTTCAGCTTGATAACGAGATTAAGCGGGCTCAGCTCGCTTCTGCTCATGCTCTCGCCCGTCAATCTTCAAATCCCGGATTACCTGGTGTGCTCACTCGCGCCGCTGTCGATGGAATGCCTGGTCAAGGAGACGCGCCGCAGGTAGAGGACAGAGTAATGTCTCCGCAGTTTACTCCATATCTGCGAGCATTCGGCGGAGCGAGGTCAACCACAGGCGGATTTAGCGACGCTCAAGCATACGAGGATCGTTATGGAGAATTATCAGATTATATTATGGGGCCGACTATTCTTATGTCGGATATAGAGCGTCAGCGACAGGAACACTTTAAGCATCAGGTTCTTCCTAAGATGCGGCAGGAGGGCCGGATTGGGAGCAGAGGCCGCTATTATTGGGATTGGAAAGGAACAGGTAGACGATGAGATACAGTAGGAGACGCAGGAGAGTATCGCGGCGCCCGCGGAGGTCGTTTTCGCGTAGGCGCTCAGGGAATAGAAGGCGCGGCGCTAGACCGCTTCGGATAGGTCATAGGTTCTAGTGAACTGTGAAAGACCGTTTATAGCAAAGGGAGGCGCCTACGGTTGTGGTGGGTGCCTCCCGTGCCGTGTCAATAGGCGTCGAATTTGGACGCACAGGATCATGCTGGAGGCTGCTCAATATGACGACAATTCCTTCGTCACCCTTACGTACGATGATGATCGATTGCCTACCGATGGTTCAATATCTCCTAGAGAAATGTCCCTGTTCGTTAAGCGTTTGCGAAAGGCAGCAGATGGTAAACTTCGTTACTTTGGTTGCGGAGAATATGGCGAGCGATCCGGAAGACCCCATTACCATCTTGCTCTATTCAATTACCCACCCTGCGAATTTGGAAAGACAAGAAAGCGAGTTCGCTGCTGTAGTGTGTGCGATCAACTCGCTAGCGCATGGGGTTTCGGTCAAATCATGTCAGGAACGCTCGAGAGTGCGAGCGCGGCTTATGTCGCAGGATACGTCAGTAAAAAATGGACAGCTGCCCAAGACTACACAAACAGATGTCCCCCATTCGCCAGGATGTCGCTCAGGCCAGGAATAGGACTGGGAATGGCTCACGAAATAGCATCAACGCTCTTAGAGCATAAATACGATGAAAGGATGATCGATGTCCCGTTGTCTCTGGAACATGGCAGGACTAAATGGCCATTGGGACGTTATTTACGAAGACGCCTCAGGACGTATATCGGCCGTGAACCCAACGCTCCACAGCAAAGCGTACTTGAGGCGGCTGCCGAAATGCAGGATGTGCGCGAAATTGCATGGAATTCTAAGACGTCTGTCAAAGCGGAAATACTGAAAAGATCACTAGGACGACGCAGGCAAATAGAAGCTCGGTGGAAAAGGACGCAAAAACGTGAAACGCTATAAGCACTCTCTGTCGCATTACAAACTGCTCTCCTGTGATATGGGAGAGCTCATACCGTGTGGATTAACGGAGGTACTGCCCGGTGACAGCATTCAGCAGGCTACAAACGCGCTTATTCGCGCTTCTCCACTTCTGTCTCCCGTATATCATCCTGTCAACATTCGCATTCATCACTGGTTTGTTCCTCATCGGCTGGTATGGGATGATTTTGAAGACTTCATTACAGGCGGACCTGACGGAGAGGACGATAGTGTATTCCCTACTATCGACATGCCTCCTTCTACTGGCGCCGCTGTTGGCTCTCTGGCTGATTATTTGGGCGTGCCTACGGGAGTAGCCGATCTCGAAGTGTCGGCATTACCGTTTCGGGCTTACGCAATGATTTTCAATGAATGGTATAGAGATCAGGATCTGGTTACGCCGTTGGTAATAGACAAAACCTCAGGCGCGGACACAACAACGTCGACAGCGCTGCAAAATTGCGCATGGGAAAAGGATTACTTTACTTCGGCAAGGCCGTGGGAAACTAAAGGACCGTCGATTACGATCCCTATAGGAACGAGTGCCCCGCTAACGTTCCCGAATGCGGCAACGAACGAGAACTTGATTTTCGAGAACTCAACTGGTCATACGACGGTTAGGGCGGATCAGGGGACGGCATCTTCTACGCTGAGCGGGTTTACTACGAGCGCGGCGAATGTCACGCCAGCGGTTAGCGATGGTCCGCTGTTCACTAAGATCGCGGCAGCGTTGGCTGCTTCGACAGCGGATTTGTCAGCTGCTAGCGCAGTGAACGTAAACGTGCTACGAGAAGCTCTCGCACTTCAACGCTATCAGGAGGCTAGAGCACGTTATGGATCACGATACACAGAATATCTTCAGTACCTCGGAGTCAGATCTTCAGACGCTAGACTACAGAGACCTGAATATCTCGGAGGTGGTCAAAACACTGTCCAGTTTAGTGAAGTTCTGCAAACAGCTGAAGGGACGAACGCTGTCGGAACGTTGCGCGGGCATGGAATATCTTCAATGCGCTCTAACAGGTATCGTCGTTTCTTTGAAGAACACGGGTACGTCATCACCCTCATGTCCATCAGACCAAAAACCATCTACGGAAACGGTCTCTTCCGACACTGGAATAGACGAGTTAAGGAAGATTTCTGGCAAAAAGAGCTCGAGCATATCGGTCAGCAAGAAGTCCTAAAAAAGGAGGTGTATGGGGCTCATTCTGACCCTGACGGAACATTCGGGTACCAGGACCGCTATGACGAATATCGAAGGGCTGAAAGCTCTATAGCCGGGGAGTTTCGAACGACTGATCTTAATTTCTGGCACATGGCACGCATCTTCGCCTCGGATCCTGGGCTGAATGCCGATTTCGTGAAATGCGTCCCGACGGAACGGACTTTTGCTGTTCCGAGTAAGGACGTATTTCTTGGCTACATTAAACACTCGATACAGGCGCGTAGAATGGTGTGTCAGAATGGACAAAGCTTCATCTACTGAGGAGAAAACCGATGTCGGAACAGAGTGAACAGCGCCACAATGAATCGGGGGAGGAGGTTTTAGACCCGACCCCCAAACAACCGCCATTAGGGCACAAGCGAACTGTGCCATTGCGGGAGCAGATCATGCACCAGGTGCGGCTGATGAAACGTCTCGAGGACGACGCAATAGCCGAAACGGAAGACGAGGCGGATGACTTCGAGGTGGGCGAGGATTTCGAGCCTCTTTCTCAATACGAAAACGATCATATGCCTTCGATAAAGGTGCTGAAACAACAGGCGGCAGAGCTCAATAAGAAAATAGCCGATGCAAATCGGCGCGCCGCGATAGCGGCGCACGAAAAAGCTAAGCGGGATGCTGAGCCGCCTAAGGCAGAGGAACCTGTTGTTAACCCC